CTCTAGTGACATATTGTTCCAGCTGTACCAAGACAGTTGGGCACGCGGGCTCAGCAGGCTCCTCAGTGAGCTCCTCAGTGAGCTCCTCAGTGAGCTCCTCAGTGAGCTCCTCAGTGAGCTCCTCAGTGAGCTCCTCAGTGAGCTCCTCAGTGAGCTCCTCAGTGGTTGCCTCAGTGGGGGAGTCGAAGTCATCGAACGCATCGTCAAGCTCAGTAGGGAGTGTGAACTCCTCAGTGGGGGAGTCGAGGTTATCGAACGCATCGATCGCAGCGCCAAGCTCAGGAGAGAGTGTGAACTCCTCAGTGGGCTCCTCAGTGGGCTCCTCAGTGGGCTCCTCAACGGGGGCAGAAGTAGGGGCGACGAGCTCACGGATCATGGTGAGAGCGAACTCTTGCTCTGCTGGGGTGGCTTCGATCTTGAGAGTGTAGGTTGTGGTTTGGATTTGAATCTTCATGGTGTTGTGTTCCTTCGGTTCGTTGTGTGGTGTGTGGTGTGTGGTGTTGGTATCAGATGAGTGCGATGAATGACATGATAGTGTAGATAACGATGAAGAGTACGATCATGGTGCTTTCCTTTGGGTCTTTTGGTAGTGTGTTTGGTGTCGGTTGCCTAGTTGCCTAGGCTTCATGATTGCAACTGTACTCACACCTTGACCCCCCGTCAAGAACTTTCTTCAAAAAAAGTTGACAAGGGGCCTTGAAGCCCCGAATCTAGGCCATATTGACCCCTAAAAAAAGTTGAGTGAGCCCTATGAGCGACGCGGTTAAGCACCCTTCCCACTACCGATCTGAGAGCGGACACGAGGCGATAGACGTCATCTCAGCTTGGCGACTCAACTTCGCACTAGGCAACGTGATCAAGTACGTGTGTCGAGCGGGTCTAAAGTCCCAAGATACCGAGCTTGAAGACCTACGAAAAGCGCTCTTCTACCTCGAGTCTGAGATCAAGGCACGTCAAGAGTCTTCGGACTCAGGCAGCCATTGAGCGACGGTCGCGGGGATCTCAGTGTCCTCGGAGCGTCGGTTGGGGAGCTCCCCGAGTGAGCTGAGTCTGTTGATGATCGCGTATTGAAGATCGGCGAGCTGATCTCGATGGAGCTGGAGCTGGATCTGAGCATCTCGCAACCGCGCGATCAACGCTTCTCGGTCAGCGTTGGCTTTCGCTAATGTGTCGCGGAGCTCCTCGACCTCTGAGGGATCGCGACCGCTGGCGATCGCCATCATCGACGAGATGCTCCCCGTGATGACTCCGAGGATCCCTACGAGGACATCTCTGTTCTCATCCACGATATGCACGCGGGCGAGGAAGACGACGAGCACCACAACCAGGAGAAGGAAGAAAACAGCAAACCACCAACCTCGCTTCGCTTTGCCTTCGTCTATGTCGGATTGATCAACCATGTTACAGCCTCTCTCACTGTCTCGACGACGGTGACGATGTAATCAAACCATGCGAGCTCGTCGGCGATGCCCCAGAGCTCGAGGGCCTGTTTGTTAGATAAGAAGGGATAGAGTAATACGAAGAGGTACACGAGCGCGACAATCGCGCCTCTCACGATCCCCCATGCGAGCCATTCTCTCCAGCGTCGATGACGAGCATGGGAACGAACGCGCTTCGCACCTCCGAGGCGTTGAGCCTTCTCGTGCCCAGGGGGAGGTTGCAGGGCTTCGATCTTTGAGCCGACTGCGAACAGCGTCACGGGCTCAGGGACGCCTTTAAATCTGTAGAGCCCCACACATGCGAAGCGGGTTCCTTGTGGGGTCGTTCCGTTGACTTGATGTTTCACTCGCCTCATCGCGTCAGCGGTGAGGATGACTTGACCCGCTCCACATACGCTCATTGTTCGCGCCGCGATGTTCTTCGCGACGCCTTCGAGCTCGATACGTTTCGCGCCGACCAAGACATCGAGCTCGTGCTGTTGGATCTCGACGACTGATCCCCAATGAATCCCGATGCGTGCTTGCAAGTGGGTCTTCAGGGGGACCTCTGCCTGATAATACAAAGCCCAGTTGAGCGCATCAATCGGTCGGTCAAAACTCAAAAGAAATCCGTCGGAACGGTCGATCTCTCGCCCCCGAAATCGATATAGTAGCGACCTCGCAAGGCGGTCGTGATATTGTAGCCAAGTCGCGGCGCGGACTGCGCCCACCCGAGACACAAACGCGGTCGAGCCGATTAAGTCGATCAATACTATGGTTAGATTTCGTTGCTTGAGCTCCATGTCGTCTCCGTGTTTCGGGGCTGTGTTATTATACCGTGAAAAGGAGATCCACATGAACGCAGAACGAATTGAGCGGATGATCGCTCGCGCATATGAGGCTCACGCGATGAACGTCGTTGAGCCTCCACGGAACATGTATGTCAATGATCGAGGAGAGCTACTCCACAAGGATCGATCAGGCGAGTACTACGAAGCGACCGCAGAGAGCAACGGGCACACGGGAGCCGAGATCATACGTTACATCCGAGAGGGCCTCGAATGGCCCAAGGACACACCATATCTCAATTCTTGGAATTTGAAACTCGGGGGCTTCTCTTGGTGTGGAGCTTTCGCGGCGTGGTGTGACATCGAGCTGAGATCTGATCTACGAAAGAAAGTGCTCCCCTCTACGTATCGCCTCTGGGAGTATTGCCGAGGCACAGAGCGGGAGATCCCTCTCGATCAGATTCAACGGGGTGACATTGTCGTCATCGGGAAGAAGACCTCCAAACGATGGGGGCAACACATCACCCGAGCGGTCGAGGTAACTCCGACTCACGTACTCACCATTGAAGGGAACGCTCACGGCAGGCTCGGAGATGGCTCATGGGGGGAAGGCGTTGTGACACGTCGCCGTCCATTCAAGGGGCATCAAGAGGGGCGTGAGAGTTGGATTATGTTCGCATATCGTTTCACCGATGAGGATTACCAATGAGAACACACAACCCCCGTCCGTCATGGTTCGAGCGGATGCAAGAGCTCACTGAGATCTCGGAGAGCCTGATTCAAAAGGCGATGACCTCCGAGAACGTGGGGCCGTCCGAGCCGATCGCGCATGACGTGAACCCCTGGGACAGCACCGCAGCATATGGAGACTCGTATCGGAGCACTGAGCATGAGGGCACGATCGGCCTCGACTACGAGGTGCTTCGTCGTATGTCTAATGTCCCCGTAGTGTCTGCGATCATTCAAACCCGCGTCAATCAAGTTGCGGAGTTCTGCACGCCTCAAAAAGATAAATATTCGGCGGGCTTCGTGATATCGGCGCGAGACTCTGATGCTGAGATGACTGATGAGCTACGAGACAAGATCAATGAGTTGACTCGATGGCTCGAGAGCTGTGGCGAAGGGTACAAGTACGGGGGCGCGGATTCGTTTGAGTCGTTTGTCCGAATGATCCTGCGAGACTCGTTAACCTTCGATCAGTGCGCTTTTGAGATCATGAAGAATCGAGGCGGAGAAGTCACGGGGTTTATCCCCGTCGATGCTTCAACGATTCGGCGCTCTGCGATCTCTGATGAGGAGAAAGCGGAGGGCCGAAGAGACTGGGAAGACTCTGCATTCATTCAGGTCATCAACGGGAAGAAGGTCGCGGAGTGGGATGCTGATTCTCTCGCTTTCGGGATTCGTCGTCCTCGCACTTGGGTCTATTCGAGAGGATACGGGCATCCTGAGCTTGAGGAGCTCGTGCGTGTTATCACCTACCTCGTCAACGCGGAGACGTACAACGCGAGTAACTTCACGAACGGGATCCATGTAAACTCGATCCTTTCGGTCAAAAGTAAGATGAGTCCTCAAGTGTTTCGTGCGTTCAGGCGAGACTTTTACGCGATGCTCTCAGGAGCCCATCAAGCAAAGCGTACTCCGATTCTTCAACTCGACCCCGAAGCAAACGAGGAAGTATCGAGCGTGAATCTCGGTCAGAGTGCCGAGGAGATGGGGTATTCAACTTGGATGGGTTATCTCACGAAGGTTGCATGTGCGATTTATCAGATTGACCCCGCCGAGCTCGGCTTCGTCTTCGGCGCGGAGGGAGTATCGACCTCTTTGAGTCAGGGAGGACCAGAGCAGCGCATCCTCGCCTCGAAGGATCGGGGCTTGCGTCCGTTATTGAGGCAGGTTCAGGGATGGATCAACCGATGGATCATTCATCCCATCGACCCCGAATTGAGCTTCAGGTTCGTCGGGCTCGACGCGAAATCCGCAGACAGTGAGCTCAAGCGACGAGTCGACGAAGTGAGCCATTATCTCACGATCAACGAAGTACGCGCAGATGCAGGGCTTGAGCCTCTGAAGTCAGGTGGCGACATCATCATGAATCAGACGTTCGTGACTGCGCTCATGGGAAGCGATGGCGCAGAGGGCGAAGTCTCTTCGTTTGGAGAACCCGAAGAGAGCATGGAGGATGAGGGCTCAGGGATTGCCGAAGAGAGCATGGAG